ATTTGACCATCATTAGAACCACCATCACCACCAGCAATCAAACCATTATAAACAGTTGTAACAGTTGCACCTGTTAATGTTTTACCTGCCATTGTTGTAGGTAATCTTGCGTCTGCCATTGTGCCTGACGTAATGGATGAAGCTGCAATAGATGCTACATTAAATGTGCCAAACCCAACAATATCTACAATATCGTTTGCTGTAGCACCTGAAGCTAATACAACAGATGTACCTGAAGTAACAGTTACGTCTGTACCATTAACTAATTTAACACCATTAAGATAAACGTCTATAAATCCTGCATCATATGCAAGTGTGTTTCCATTATCATCTGAACCTGTAAATGTTGTTTGACCACCTGAAGCTGTATACTTAAATCTAGCTGATGTACCATTTACTGTAGATCCAGCAGCTGCCCATCCTGATGATTTGTAAACTTTTAATTCATTAGCTGTTGTATCAAAATATAAATCACCAACATCTAAACTTGTTGAAGGAGCAGATGAAGCTACTCTATATCTTTCAGCAAAACTATTTACACCTGATATATTTGTAGCAACAGTTGTAACATTAGCTGAGTTAGATGCTAAAGTATTTAATCCACTAATAGCTGCTAGTGTATTCATGTCAGATACAGTTTGAGTTGTACCTAACGTGTTCATATCTGAAACTGCGTCTGCTGTTCCAAGTCTACCAATCTCAGTAGCTTTACCTGCTACTGTTGTAACTTCTGTAGCTTTTGGAACTAATCTATGAAAAGAATATGTGTTTAATGTTGTTGTAGTTTCTACAATTAAACCAAAACCTGAATTATATGTAACTGTGTCTCCTGCACCTGTAATAGTAACTGTAGAGTTTCCTACTGTACCATTTGCAATACTTATCTCACCACTACCATTTGATGTATAATTTGTAGATAAAGCTTTGATACTAACAAGTGTACCTGCTCCATTATTAACATCAGGGTTTGCATTTGGAAAAGCTAACTCATTTGCTATTGGAACAAATCCACCTACATCATCTACTAAGTCTATAACTCTAGCATCAATAGCAGCTGTTGTTGCTACTCTAGAATCATTTGATGACCAAGTATCTCCTGAAGCTATTGTTTCTGTAGAGTCTTGCCTAAAATATCTAGCATCAGAAGCTGATGTAGTAAATAATGTAACATCATCTGCTGTCGCTGAAGAATGTTCTGAATTTGTAACTAATACTGCGTCAGCTATTTTTGCAGCTGTAACAGCATCATCAGCTATCTTAACAGCAGTAATTTGTGCATCTGCTATGTGTGCTGTATCAATAGATCCATCTGTATAGTGTTCACTATTAATAGCATCATCTGCAATTTTAGTTCCTGTAACTGCATCAGCAGCAATCTTACCTTCTGTAACTGCACTAGCATTAATCTTAGCAGCTTCGACTGCATTGGTTGCTAGTTTAGCAGCAGTAACATTTGCATCTGTAATCTTTGCTGTTGTAACTGAATTAGATTTTAAATTAGCTGCATCAATAACATCTTCAGGTATAGCATCACTTGTTTTAGATAATATACCTACATATATAACTAAGCTTTCACTTTGTAATGATCCTGAATCCCAAGTTACATTTACTGTTGTATCAGAAGAAAAAGATGAACTAGATATTGTACCTACGATTGTACCTGTAGAACTACCTACAGCTTTAACTCTTCTACCAGCATGATAAAAAGCAGTTACGTTAGCTCCTGCTACTGTGAAAGACGTACTACTAGCGTATGCAAATGTATGAGATCCATCACCATCTCCATAAATTACCCATTGGGCATCATTGTACCATTCTCTAATATCTGCAAGTTGCGCTCTAATCGCATTGTTAATATTAGAAGGTAACATACCTTCACCAATATTTATACCTCCTACTGAAGTATTATTAGATGCTGTACTGCTATAGTCTTTTATACCTGCCATTATTCTCCCATAAACCAAGCAAATGCTTTATTGTTTTCTGTATTTTTTTCGTTAATTAATGTATTGATAGCTTCTTCAATTTGTCTTTGAAAAAACTCTTGAGTTTCAAAACTGTATCTAACATTATCAATATCAGTTTTGTCTGTCATATCCTGTGCCTTCTTTTCTATTTTTCCATCTTTTGTTCCACGCCCAAACGTTTAACTTAGATGAATAACGTTCTAGTATGGCAAGGATAAAATCTTTCATCTTATCCCTGCTCTTACAGCTGTTATATCTATGCCTTGACCATGATTAAATGTCGTGCCTCTCGCCACTTTGACATTTGCTCTGAAGTATCTACCTGATTGTCTCACAGGATTAATACCGCTGTCTGTCATAGATGCTGAGGTAGATTCTGTAGCTGTATTAGCTAATCTATCTCTAGTCTTGATAGTTACTGTTGCCTGTGCATCTACTATAGGTCTTACACCTGTTATAGAAGCTCTATGGCCAGGAAATATCTCAACTTCCGATGTCTCTATCTCAGACTGATTATCAGTTCCACTAAAAATTGCAGCTTGGTAAGAGTTATTTATAGCTCCTAAAAACCTTTGCCCACCTGACCAAAAATCAGTATCTAAGGCAATATTGATGTTTTCTAGGTTCTGAGAGATAATATCCATTAACTCTACAGTATAAGCTCCTACAAACTGACTAAATATAAAACTAGCATTAGCTTCTGCTAATGACCATTTTTTAGTAGAATAGTTATAGATTATAATTCTATCACATATACCAGTTGTATTATTTGTATTTTGTGCTGATGGATAAAGCCACATAACCAGTTGGTTAAATGGATCTACAGCTGCACATATTCTATCAGAAAAAGCTTTGTTTAAATCTAAATCAAAAAATCTATTTACTTTTTCTGCTCCTATACCAACAACATTATCTCCTTGTATTTCAAAGAATCCGTCATCAGCATAAAAGAAAACTCTTCTATTATCTTGTGCTACAGTCTTACCATAAACAGCTCCTCTATTAGGAGATATAACTGATAATCTAAATACTGTTGCACCACCTACATAGTCCATACGGATAATTTGATTTTGTCTAAATACATATCCATATTCACCTGAAGTTATATGCATGATCTCACCACCTGATCCTGGTAGATCTTGTTGATCAGCTTGTTTAGTTCCTGATTGCCAAGTACCAATATCATTAATACCTGACCATTGTATTCTGTTTTGATTTGTAGGTTGATTACCTGTAACTAAAAAATCCCTAATAACTCCTGATACTCTAAATGTAGGAACGCTACCTGATGTAGCTATTGATGATAAATTAGCAAAGTTAGTTGATGTACCCATTAAATAATACTGAGGTGCATCTACACCATTACTTGCTATGATATGATTACCAAACTGTGTAAATGTAAAGTAATCTGAATTGCCTCCTGTAAGTGATGACTTTCTAGAAGTAAATGCACCACTAGCTAATTGATATATATCTGTATTCTTTGCAACAAAGTTAAATACATTACCTGAGTTATCTCTAAAAGAACCACCACCTCTAGCGTCAGCTCCCATATTGTTAGAGCTATAATCTACCAAAGACGGAAATCTTTTATAAGAATTTAATGCGTAATATACATTTGTTGCTACGTTAGCTCCTGGATTCAAATGTTTAGGTTGATCAGGAAGCCACTCTCCAAAAGGTACTTGCATTATTTTCTCCTATAGAATGAAAGATCTGTACTTACATCTGTTCTTTGTACAACAGGTGCAGATCCATATGAATCTTGTCTATCGTTGTTTTCGCATCTTTCCATAGCTGCTGAATACATACCTAACCATTGTTGCGTTTGGTTAGGGTCGATGCCACCGATAAAATTACTAGCATGATATAACGACCCATAAAGATAGATAGCAGGATGACTTGCCAAAATATAATTAGAGGTATTGCTATCAGACAAAGCAGTAAAAGCTTTGTAATATTGTAACTTACCTGTATAACTCGTGTCAGGCGATGGTGCGAATCTAAAACTTTCTGTTCCATTATCAGACTCTATCGAGTATGTTCTTGGCATACCTGATGTAGATCCTCCTTTGATTTCAAATAAGTTTCCTGGTGTTATATATTCTAAATGATATTTAGTATCACCTGATAATATATGAAATGATCGTACTGCAATAAATCCTGTTGGTACAGTTACTGTTTCAGCATTTATTGTAATATCATCATTTTGCTCCATCTGTCTTATTCTTAACTTGGAGTTAAAATCAGCTTCAGTTAGTTTTATAAAATCATCTTGTATTTCTGTAGTCAAATCACTTCTATTTAAGAAGTTTGCTATAGATGCTTTTAATTCTGTGTATGTTGATAATGCCATTATAATCTTCCTGATGCTGTTCTAAAATAACGATACTCGTTACTATTAAGTTTTAGTTTTAAAATTCTTCTTCTTTCTATTAATGGTATTGCAAACCAATTATTAGATCCGTTATATTCTTTGGCCCAAATCTGTAATACAAGGCTTGGTATACTAGCTACACGTTTGAGGTCTTTACTTTTAGAATAACCATCATTCATTGTGTATAATCTCTTATTCTTTTGTAGAATAGGATTTACATCTTGTGTAGATTTAATTGTAAGTTTACCATCAGGATCAACGAAATATTTAGTTCCGTCTGGATCCTTACCTCGTAGGATAGACATTATTCAGATAGTTGTGATACGTGTAAATTACCTGTTCCTGATGCAAGAATAACTGCTACTTTCTCACCTGGAGAAACTTTAAAATATTCTACATCTTTTGCAGGTACAAATATTTTACTTGTTGTAGCTGTTGGATTGCCACCGAACTCGATAAAGCAATCTACATCAGATACTATTCTAACAAAAAATATACTTCCACCGAAAGCTGCACTTTGTGCAGACGTTCCACTAGAACTTACTTTTTCGTGACTTACTACTTTTAATGCGTGATTGTGTGCCATTGTTTCCTTTTTATTTGTTAGGGGAGATTGCTCTCCCCTTAATTAATTATCTTCTTATTACAAATGTAACAAGACATTTTTTAGCTCCAGTAGAGCCTCCGTCTGTAAGAATTTCAATAGTACCATTTTCTTCTACTCTATTAAGAGCAGTTGGTACTGCTGTATCTACATCTCCAGCAGCTGATCCTGAATGGGCAACAGTTATGCCACCACCAGTCACAGCTACTCCACCGATTTCAAAAGATAATGCAGCATTCCCACCTGATATAGCACCTTGTAAAGCAGTAATAATTTTAATTATTTTA